TCTCAGGATCGAGCTTCCATCGAGTACAGAGCACTGCGATGAAGCTGACGAGGACGTTCATCACGAGGGTAGGGTCTTCACCGTGAACGGCGAGGCTGAACTTCTCGATCAACTGTTTTGGATCGCTCACGAGCCTACCTTCTTCTTCATGTCTCGCGCGATGATGATCGCTGTCTCTAACCCGCCTTGTTCGTCTGTCACCATCGCGTGAACGATGGAGTTGCTAGCAGCCGAAGAGAGGATCTGCGCTCGGATCTCAATCGGGATCGTCAGGATGTACTCTGGTATGAGACCGGCGTTCTCGCGGACTCGACGCGCCTTCGTACCTGAGCGCTTCTGTCTCCGGCCAATCTTGAGACGCTGGATCATTGCCTGGTCCTCGACCAGCTGGCGTGCCATCTTGATCGCCCAATTCGGCGCCGTCGGAACGTAGTTCGCCATGTCGTGGTAGATCACCTGACGGCCCCCTTTCGGATGACCACTACCAGAGATGATCTCCATGTACCAGTCCTGGATGGGGACCTGCTTGACCAGGCCTGCCATCCGCAGCACCGTCTCATCTCGACCGGGGTAGGCGTACTCCTTTTCAATGAACCAGGCGTAGGTGCGGAGTGACATGCACCTCGATTTGAAACGTCCGTGATTCCTCTCAAGCTCGTCTCGCCGAAACATCAGACGGCACCAGCGGCACTCGAACTGCGACTTGGCCTTGCTCATTTCGGCATTGCTCCGCAGTTGCAAGACACCCTGAAGTCTCCGATCGCCTTCGCCTGCATCGTGTCACAGTGCGGGGCGTGCTTCGCAGGTTTACTGACCTTGTGTGGCTTGGAGTAGTCGCGCCATCTGATCTTCTCATCGTCTTCATGTGTGAGACGCGAGGCTACGATCTCTGTCATCAGCTCCTCCATCTTGACAGTGTCAGACTTGATCTCAACACGGCTGTTCATCACCACGTCTACTAGCACGAGCTCGACACGCGGCTTATGGCGTGAGCTCGCACATTCCCAACGAGCTTCGATGATGCCTGGGATCTCGTAGCGGAACTCTTGATCCTGACCTACCGAGATCACAACGTAGGCGTGGGTGTTGCCTGACTCGCCGTTGGATATGATCTCGATCCAAGTCTTGATGTGTCCTGCCATACCACCTGTCTTGTCGAACAGGCGCGGCGTTTCCTACACGTCTGGGTTACGGACGTGTATACGCCCCACTCTCACAAAGGTAAGAGCAACAACCGAACAACGATCAAACGGTCTACCGTTTCGCTCGGTCATAGATGTGCCTTGGGCGCATGCCTTGAGCAGCGCGTACCCGCCTATGTAACCGAGCATGGCGCAGCGGAGATCGCCCCGACAAGTCTTTGAGTCGAGCCAGCCACGAAGGTGAGCTGCCCCTTCCATGTAGCCTGCAAGGAGAGTCTGAGATCGACACGTGGTCCACATCAACGGCTGCATCACGCCACACGCGCGCTTGCCTCGGACCTCTGGTCCGACCGCATTGACCATGTATCGACTCTCGCGGTAGGCGATGGCCAGCAGGAGCTCTGGCTCAAGGTCATGTTGGACCGCCGCAACTTGTGCAGCGGTCATGTGCTCACGTGCCGTCTCGGTCGTGAGGTACTTCGGGGCACTCACTCGAAGCGCCTCAATACGATCGGGCGTTTGGAACAGGAGCGCCCAGACGGTTAGGATGATCGACATGGACGCAACCTAACACCAGTCTCAGGGATGTCGAAAGAGTCATTTGCCAACCTGTTCTGGATGAAGTGGGCGAGCGCGTCTCGCTCCGCCTCTTCCTCCGACTGACCAATGCCTGTCATCGTCATCTTGGATTGACCGCCACGACTGTTCGGCCAAGAGAACTGGAGATCAACGAACCACGCCGTCATCCTCCTGATCTCGGTTAGGCCTGCGCACTGGTTCTCACCGAAGTCCTCGCCGGTCGCGTCGTCAGTGTCTTCGAGATCACAGAAGCCGACACAGCCCTTGCAAGGCACTTCATAGTGCTCTGCCTCGGGGTCCGGGATCCAGTCGATGGTGGCCCGCAGCTTCGTGACCTTGATGCTCACTTGGATGGCTGCTCGTCGTCTTGTTGATCGTGACCGCAATCGTCGCAGCGCGAGTCGTCAGCGGCAACGTGGCCTTTGCACTTCGAGCACGGGTAGCACAGCGGCAGCCCCATCAACGCGAACTCTGGATCGTCACAGATGAAACACCCTGCACGGTACATGGTCGTCGTGCTGCGCTTGCTCGGGTCGGCGCGGCCTTGCTCTAACATCCAGTAGGCTGGGTCGGTGGGCTTGAGGGGAACGCTCATACTCGCTGCCTTACTGATTGTGGCTGGCGTTTCCGACCCGCCATTTCATCGCGGTCATCAAGCTGTGAACAGCTCCCACGTCCGTGGATACACCTGCTTGATGATCTGACCCACTGCTTTCGCGTACTGCCTGATCAACGGCTCACGCCCTTCTTATTGAGAACCTTCATCTCATCGTACATCGAAGTAAGCGCGGCGAATCGGTTGTCAGAACAAGGTCCGTTTTTGTTCTCTTTCTTGAGTGTTTGGAACGCAAGAGCTAGCGCCCCTTGCTTCTGTTTGATGAGCAGGTGTGCCCCTACCCGCTCGACAAACGCGATCACATTCTCGCCACAGATATCCCAGGTGAAGTAGGCCGCATGCCTGTCGGTCGCCTTGGTGGACTGACGAAAGGACCCGCCGTACGTCTCGCGGAGTGCTTCGACGATGAGGCTGTCTCGCATACATATCCTTGCATGCACCTGATACGAAACACCACGGCGTGTGTCCTTTGCAGTTGAGCGATCGATCTGGAACCAGCCCTCTCCGTCGAACAGCCCTGCGGTGTACATGTCGTCAAGGTGCATCGAACAACTCCATCGTTCTTGGAAAGCTAGATCGAAGGATAACAGCAACAGCATTTGCGTATTCTCGAATTTCAAACTGAGCAGCAGAATCCATTCGCAGCGTGAGGAACGCAAGCCAGTTACGGAGATTCGCCGATGCACGCATGCGAGAGTATCGACCGACAGGCAGGTGGATGCGTGCGAGCTCCTTCGGCACCCCTTGTTGAAGGGCGTGAACGTAAAGCTCCTGAGCATGCGCGTAGGCTCGCTGAAGTTCCTTGATGAAGAACTCCGCTGTCGTGTGAGTCAGCTCAGCCGAGTCTTTGACTGTGCCTGCTTGCTTGTTCGACGTGCCGGCGTTGATCAGCAGGCGCTCGACCGATGGGATGTAGTTCACATCAGGGAGCGGAGTGTAGCGGGCGGACATCTCGTTGTAGCTCTGCGTGCGGTGACGATGCCACTCACGGAAGACGAAGATGGGGGCCTGGACTTCGATCACGACACCAGCCATCTCGAACGGCGTCGCGTGCTTGTTCTCCCAGAGGTAGCGCAGGAGCTTCTCGTCACCCAACTTGTCGCCCCGGCAGCACGCCTCGTTGTGGACCTGCTTCGATGTGCTGTGAGGATGCTGCTCACAATCCTCAGTGTGCAGTGGACCCCAGCCAAGGAAGCCCTTGCCCGTCGACATACGAGCGGCCTCGATGATGCGTTCGTCGCTGCCCCAGCTCTCGATGAACTTCACGAACCCGTGGTCAAGGCACTTGATCTCAGTCTCGTTCACTTGCCACCTGCCTTCATGATCTCGCGTTCGAGGTACCAACGTGCTTTCTGTAGATCCTCGAGCCGCTTCATCGGATCCTTCTTGCCAGCACGGCTCATGTACTTGACGGCGTTGCCAAGGTTGAACCCAAGGTCCCAAGCTTCGATGACCTTGATAGCTTCGTATGGGTTGTCTGCCCCTCCGTAGTGGGAGGGATGGTCGACGGCTTCTTTGGATGCTTCTGGCATGCCCCAAGCCTTGTCACCCGTTGGGTGAGATTCCGACGTCAGCGTCTGTTGAAGTCGATCTGGACGTGGCTCTCAATCGCACGCATGCCGAGGCGGGCACCTTCACGGGCGAACCACGAGGCCATCAGGCGATCACCCGTGTGCGCGGCCGGGGAGTAGAATAGCATCTCGTCGACCCACGCAGAGATCTCGGGGTGCATCTTGCCGTTGTGGTTTGGGATGCGCCACTTGCCTTGCGCCATCTCAGTCGCGATCGACTCGATGCCGAACTCTGGATGTGCCTTGTTGCGACCCGTCGTGAACGGAATGATCGGGACCGCCGAACCTGCCACAGCGAACTGGCGGATGAAGTCCTGTGCAGCGTTGTTCTCGACGATGACGATGGACTGGTAGCGCTGATGCGCCTGGTTGATTCGGACGACGATCTCAGGACCTGACCACTTGCCAGCCTCGACGTTGAGGACGTTACGGTTACCGTGTGGGTCGATGGCGATCGTAAACAGGACTGTCCAATCGTTCGAGTCCTTCTGCTGGACGGCGAGGTCGACACCCGTGTAGGTGCGGTAGCCTGGGGGCAGGACGTGCAGGGCCGAGGCGAGGTTCGTGCCTTCGCCGAGACGCATCGCGATCTCGATCCAGTCCCGCTTGAAGCGAGCGGTGCTGTCGTCACGTGCTTCGCACATGAGCTGGCGCTGTGCCTCGATAGGTCCAAGCTCCTGGACTTTGGCTGCGATCCGTTCGATGGGCCAGCGCTCGGGCCATCGCGGGTGACCCTCAGCATCGACCACGGGGTACTTGAACGCGGCCCACCCTTGACGGGCGAAGTGATGCAGCGCGTCTTGGGGGTGGAACGCCGTACCGACCGAGCGCCAGCGCCCTCCCTGGACGACGCGCCCGAACACGGTCGAGGCGATCCACTCGATCAGCCCACGACGCAGGTCTTCGGTGAGTGTGTTCTCGTAGTCCAGGATGTCGTCGAGCACCACGCGGTCGAGGCGAGAGCCGAGCACGTTGCCGTGGACACCGGAGGTCTGGATGCTCGGGTCCTTCGAGATGATCGTGCGCTTGACGCTGAACGCATTGGAGCCCCAAGGCTCGCCGGGCAGGAGGTTCGGGAACACATCGCGCAGGTCGCTCGAGGTCTCGACGTAACGGCGGATCGCGTCCGCCACCTTCGTCGCCTGTGTCTTCGTGTTCGACAGGACGAGGTGACGCAGGGATGGGTCGCGCCCTAGCTCCCAGAGGGTGCGGCCGATCGAGAGCTGCTGAGTGTTATGCGTGATCGTATATGCGCGCCCAGCGAGATACGTGTGGTCTGGATGCTCGACTTGGATGCACCGCACGGGAACCGATGACACGGGCTCGATTGCGATAATCGTCTTGGACGCCAGAGACTTAGTCCGCTCTCGTAGTTTGATCACAGCAGCCTTGCGCGAGAGCCGGAACACTTGTCGCCATGCAGTGAACGTGACACGAACGTGGTTTGATCTCTGGGCCAGAGCAGCCTTGAACCCGAGTGAACGAACCAGCTCCAGCACTTGCATACCGAACGCTGTAGACGCAGTCGAGAACTCGACACGGTTCTTGAGACCGGCGTGCCCATCCGTGTCGAGCAGCCCTGCCAGCAGGTGCATCCGTTGGGCTTCGTCAGCGAGCAAATAAATCGCTGGGATGTGCTTGTGCCCAAGCACTCCAAGAGACTTGAGTGCGCTCGTCAAACCACCCCGATCACCAGGGGTTGACCGAGCGACCATTCCCTGTGTGATGGCAGCGGTGCCCTTCTGTCCAGCAGGCTTGCCTCCCTTCCATCCTGTCAAGGCCAGGCAGTGATCAAACACGAACCGATCTTTTGGATGGAACGTGATTCGGCCACGTGTCGCGTCTCCGTCGCCAAGCCATGCCCCAAGTACATACGGATGGAGCGGAAGATCTTGCGCGGGATACTGGGTCGCAGGCGCGAGCGGCACGCGCCACCGATTCATTGGATACGCACGCGGAGCGGTGCCGACTGTTACACCACGTCGCAACATCTCGGCTGTCGTCACAACTAA